GAATCGCCAACTTTATAACTCAATACATTGTCTTGTATTCTATTCCAAGATAAATAGATTTGGTTAGACAAAGCAATCTGATATACAGGGTATATATCAAATGTTGTTTTATATTTGTTTACTACCAGATCAGACTTTTCATTGTGATCTATAATCAATAGTGGACAATGGAAAAATTTAGCAAGTTCAAGACATTTATCTAAAAATACTAGTCTGTCATTACATATGATAATCGATGGATCATATTTTGCATAATATGAGCTTTCGATATCTGTTATCGAACAAGGACTACAGGTTTCATTTAGAAACTTTTTAAAAAATATATTATCAATTTTTGATGTAATAATATTAATATGTGAACTATGTGTTAATAATTCTTTTTTAATAATATTGCTTATCATAGTATTTCCAAAAATTTTTGTGTAACACTATTCATGGTATACTGGGATATTTTTTCCGACTGTGCTGCTAATCTTATTTCTTTTTGATTTTTTGATTCGGTAATCGCTATAATCATTTTTGTTGCTAAGTCTTGTAGTATAGGTTCTGACCATTTTTGATCCACGGTATTGTATATTGAATATTGTCTATCTGGATCAATACACGGTACTATTCTAGAATCAACCACTAATCCACAATTATTTTCCGCTAATTCTGTGCTACCAGTATCTGAATTTGTGATAATATTATTACCAAATGCCATAGCTTCTAAACAAGAATATCCAAAACTTTCTCCAGAAGAAATATTAATAAGGCAATTATTATTATTATGTAGATATAATATAGGAATATATTTAGTATTACCAAATAATATTTTTGGCTTTTTGATATCGTTTATTTTCATACACTTGTATATTTTTGAAAAATCATATTCAATTGTAGATTCTAATATAGCGTGTTCATCAGATCTATTCTTAAGTTTGAGAACAAGATCGATATCTGTGAATTTACGACTAACCAATAAAAATGCTAATAATATTTTATCTATATTTTTTTTGGTTAGATAATCAGATATTACATAGAATTTAAAATTATTATCTGTTGTAGGGTTAGACTTTTTGTATTCATTAATTCTATCTATATCTATAGGTTCTGGTATTTGTGCTACTTTTGACACGAATTTTGGAATATTTTGAACATGATTCTTAAGCCATTTAGAGCCGACCACAATAGTATCCATTAGATTTAAATATTGAGACATATTACTATAATAGTTGAACGAGTCTAAATGAATAATACCTATGTGTTTATCAAATTTACTATTATATAGTAGTTGATGAGGACATACATGTTGTATTATAGTATGATATTTTTTACTAGAATTATTTTCTAAATCTATTACATCAGGATCTATATCATCTTTGGGATAGGATTTGAATATATTGTATGACGGTCTTATCGAGATATTATGTCCCGTCTCAACCATTGCTTTTATATAGTTTCTGGATGCGTTGCCCTCCCCACTAAATTCTCTATACGGTCCGATATATAATATATTATCCATTTTAGCGTTCTAAAAATTTATCAGTTAATTTTGAAGATCCTGAACGAATTGATTCATAATATATTTTATTATTAAGATATGCTTCCAATGATGATACTATTTCTTTTCTTGATGATGTTTTTATGCCTCTATCAACCAATTCATATTGCTCATCTAAAGCTTTGATTAAAGATTGAATGAAAAAGGTTTTTAGTAACTTTGGTTCTTTAAGTATATTTACTATGATAAAATTTATAAATTCTCTATTAGATAGATTATCTGGTATACTAATGCTATGGTTAGTATCCATCGGTTCATGCCATAGATTTTTTGGTTCTAAACTATCAAATATTTGCTCCCATACTACTGAGGTTTTATCCCAACTATAATGCTTAACCAATAAATCTCTTGTATTTTTAGATAGTTTTCTTTTATAGTCTTTGCTGGTATTGATCCACTTTATAATTTCTTGTACCAAATGATTATTGTCCGGGGTCGCTCTGTCTGATCCAGTTTCTAACTCTTTTGACAATATATGTTTGATTTTTACGCCATCGACTTTAGTAGTAATTTCCTCCATACCACTATAGTTTACTGCAAAAATAGGAATACCACAAGACGCCGCCTCCAATTGCGGTATGCCTAGACCCTCACATATTGCATATTGTACATAAATATCAAAGAGATTATATATTTCTGTTAGTTGTTTATTGGATACTCCATTTATTACGCTTGGAAAAATAGCGTGAGTAGACGGATCATCCGGAAAAATTATTTTAGGTCCCTTATACGGGGAAACACATATAGATTTTGCTGTTGGTGCATAATATGTAAATAGCACATTATTATATACCCCGTATGTTTGCAATAATTCTGGAATATCCCAGCCCTGAGCCTCTGGAAATGATGTGTGTAAATATAGAAAAATTCTATCGTTATTTGTAATCTCAATTAATTTACGCAATGAATCGAAAAGTTCGGCAATAAGTTTTCTTTTCTGATTGCGCATTACGGATCCTATAACAATACTATCTTGCGGAATACCGTATTTTACTTTATGATAATTTTTTGAAAAATTAATCGGCCTAAATTCGTTATGGTCAACAGAGTCTGTTACACAAGGCCCTATATTAATGCGTCTATTTAAAGATCTGAGATAGTCAGCCGCCCAGTCAGTATGAGTCGCTACTAAATCTGCATTTTCAAATGTTGAAAGCCATTCTGTTTTTTGTGGTATAGAATCTATGGTTGGGGCAATAACCCAATGAAAATATTTTCTAAGAGGAGACAATTCCTGGTAGCTAAACATCCAATAATCTCTAATATCAAATACTATATCTGGTTTAAAGTCTAGAACAACCTTGTCAAATCTCCATTTACCAAATTGATTGATAATATTTGATTTATATGTTTCTGATAATTCGCTATCATCTTTAACAGCATTCGGGTATACTCTCCATGGCACATTAGAGTCTTGACCATCAAATAAATACGACGCAAATTCTGCTATTTCATATTTATTGGTATTGTATAATCTGGTTAAGACTTCTTTAGTATATCTACCAAAACCAGAGTTAATATTGTGCGATTCTCCGCACATTAATATTCTTTTTTTAGTCATAATATTTAGTTATAGAAAAAGAGGACGTTTCCGTCCTCTTATTCTAATTGATTGGTATATCAGAAAGCTACTGATTCTTCTGATGTTTCCTTTTTCTTTAGTCTAGTGATCTTGGAAAAATTATTTACTCTGATCTTTAGGGTGGAGTGTTTAACTCCGTCCTTTTCCCAGTTATCATTACGAATGGTTCCTTCGACCATTACTAGATCGCCTTTCTTAAAAGATGATCCGATAATCTCGGCACCAGTATCCCATGCTTCGCATGGAACGTATGAGACAACCTTGTCTTTGGTTCCATTTGCTCTGGTAAAGTCCTTAGATACAGCAACAGTAAATGATACAACAGAAGTTTGCTTATCTCCTGTTGTGATCGTTCGTAACTCTGGATCTCTTGTTAAATTTCCTCTCAATAATACAATATTCATAGCAATCTCCTTTTAAGGTTACAAAAATAAAACGAACTATATGATTATAACTGTGTTTTGCTCATGGTCAAGCTAAACCACAAAACATTTTTTAATGATTGGGGTGTTGTCCTTAGCCGATTTCTGGCCATTAAACATTAATACTCTACCAGCATATAATAACTCTTTATTAGCTTCGAATTCTTCTGGGAAAACAACACAATCCGCCGACCCATAAGAATCAGAAATCTTTAAAAAGCACATCTCTTTTCCCGGTGTTTTACCTCTTTTGGTTCTAATGACATTAACCCCATCAATTTCTGCCACAACAAAAAATTGTTTAGAATGAGGGAAATTCTTAATATCTTTACAATCAGTATTTGTATATGATGAATCATATGAGTCTGTTTTTGCACAGGTAATTGATATACCTAATAGCTCTCTCTCATTATCCGATATCCATTCCGGAGTATCGTCCAATGAATAAGGAGGATCTTCTAACTCATTCAATATACTTAGTACTTTTGATTGCCTCAATTTAGAAACCTTATCTGATAATAGTGTTCTAATAATTTCGATTATTAACAACTTATCATTATTAGTACAGTAACCTAAACATTTTTCTGTTTCTTTTGCTGTTAATTGAGAAATCATATTATATTCATGTAACATTTTATTTCTGGATATTTTCAAATAATCCAATGAGCCGCAACTTATTATAGCTTTTGCAGCAATGCTATTAATATTTAGTAATATGTTAAATAATATTTGCGACCAGTTATAACTATCAATATTATGTTTATCTAATAAATCTTTTAGTTTAATATATACTGATTCTCCCAAACCTTTTATATTCGTTAGCCCAAAATAAATTTTTCTATCATGAATTATAAAATCCTTATTTTTTAGTCTTAGATTAGGACCAAATACATTGATGTCCATTTCTTTAGCATTAGATATAAGTTCCAATATTTCTTCTTGTGGATTGATTTTATCTTTGGCTAGCCTCAGATATGACAAAAAAAATATTAATGGAAAATGTGCTTTTGCATGTGCTGATAGGTATGCGTTAACAGCGTAACTCACGGCATGTGATTTATTAAAAGAGTATCTTTGTGATTTTTCGATCCACCCGAATATTTGTTCGGATTCATTCTCATTAACTTTGCCAATCTTTTTACATCCCTCTAAAAATTTTGTTTTGATCTTAGCCATTTCTTCTGGTTTCTTTTTACCAATGGCTTTGCGTAACATATCGGCTTCTTGAAGATTGAAACCAGCTATTTCTTTTGCTATTTCCATAGCCTGTTCCTGATAAACCATCTCGCCATACGTATTCTTAAGAATAGGTTCTAGACTAGAATTAAAATAATCTATAGATTCGTTACCATTCTTCTTATCTATAAAATGATTACTAACACTTTTTCCATCTCGTATAGCCTCCAAACATCCTGGTCTCATAATACTGATTAATGCGGCCAGTTGTTCCATATTTTCTGGTTTCAGCTTTTTAGACATACTTTGTCCAAGCCTACTCTCTAATTGGAATACTCCTTTGGTATTTCCATCCGCTATCATAGCCCATGTTTTTTCGCAATCAAAATTGATACGATCAGTATCGTAATCAATATTAACAATTTTATCGGTTTTGGATGTATTGAAAGAGCATCCACAATTAAAACTAATTGTCATTTACAAAAGATCCTTGGAATTTTATTTTTTTTGCCAAATTTCTATGCAATCTTAAAAATCTAATCAATAAATTTGCAGTATCTTTCACATCTTTTATAGCATCGTGGGCGCCATCTTTTGATATTCCAAAATATTCTCTCATGGAATCTAGACTATAGCTTTTAATATCCGTATTTTCAAACCAATAAAATACTAAATTCATTAAATCAATAACATCTCTAGGATAAAATAAGGAAGATGTATTTTCTTTTGTTTCTATATTTTTATATTTAACAGATAGTCTATTTACAATTTTGAGATCAAATCTATTAATATTATATCCGGCGGCTATAGGAGCACTAAAAATACTTTTCTTCTTACGATTAGAGCAATGATATTTGTCTAGATACGTAACAAAAGATTTCCATGAGACTTCTTGAGAAGGATATTTTTTCCATTCAGCATATATTTGTTCTTTTGAGCAGCCCTTTACCTTGGCATGAAAATCTATTATATCAGTATCATAAACATAGTCATCATTATCTTGCATCACCTCTGGTTTGAAGTTAATATTAAATTCTGAATTTGGAATAATTTCCAATTTAATAGGATCAACGATAACAGAAGCCAACTGAACAGGACTACATTTTTCTGGATCAGCCCCATCAGTTTCAAAATCAAAAACACATATTTTTTTTGTTAACATATTAACCTTGGATCTTCTCAACCTCGTCGAGCGGCTTGAGTGCAGTTTTATCATTACTCGCTACAGCTTGACAATTATGTTGTACTTTGCAGCAACTAATTCTTACCTCTGGAATCTTTGTATATTCAACATTATTGAATTTAAACTTATCTCCAACCGCTAACTCATGAAATTTCATCTGTAACTCCTTTTTTTAAGTATTCGGAAATATACATAATTTTATCCAACATCGCAACTCCAAGAATATCAAACTTGACTATTCCAATGTTTTCCAAATCTTCCATCTCCATGCCAGCAATTTTACTTTCGGTTTTAGTGTCGTAAATTGTTGGACATAATACTGATAGATCTGTGTCGGCTATTACTACACCAGCAGCATGTTTGGATTGATTAACTTTGGTGCCTTCTAATCTTATAGCCTGTTCGAAGCGTTTTGCAAGCGGTCCCTGCAATTCATTATTTTCGTCAAGATAACACCACTCTTTGAGCTTATCACTCTGGTTTTCTAGAGCCCATCGTATGATCGACGATTCACCTGTTTCATCTTTCATTTCCTGTAATTCGTCCGCTATTTTAGCTTCGTCTGGTATATTTTTAGTTATTTTATTCATCTCATCGAAACTAATGTTACCATATACTCTTAACACATCTTTTATGGCTCCTCGACCTTTGATTGTGTTAAAAGTTACCATTTGAGAGACTTGATTATGTCCATATTTATTTTTTATATACTCAATAATATATTCTCTTTTATCAATTGGTACGTCAACATCTATATCTGGCATAGAAACTCTATCCGCTGTATTTCTTCCAGAATTATAAAATCTATCAAACAACAGATTATATTTAATAGGATCAATATTTGTAATGCCAATCAGGTATGAAACTAGACAACCAGCAGCACTACCTCTGCCTGGACCCGGCAGCCACCCGCTAGACCGTACTTGTCTCACTATATCCTGAACTATCAAAAAATAACTACTTAGTCCAGCCCCTTGTAAAATATCTAATTCGTATTTAATTCTATCAATATATGTCTGTTGATCGTCCTTTGGAATATGATCTTGTATTTTATCTCTCCAGCCGTTTCTACATAACTGTCTTAGATATTCGTCCGGATTGCCTCCACAATCAAATGGCGGTAATCTTGGCTTGCTTGATATATCATACTTCTCACACATATCTGATATGAGAATTGTGTTAGAGATTTCTTCCTCTGTATGTAGAGCATTTATCTCGTCTTGTGATAGGATATGGAAATTATCGGAAACAAAAAAACATTCCATAGGAATTTCTTGACCATTAGATATTTTTTTACTAATCTCCGGTAATGTTGTTTTAAGATTATTGCATAATAATATTCTTTGATCTGTGGCGTCTTCTTTACGAGCATAATGTGCGTCAGGAGTACATACTACTTTTGCGGAAGATAGTTTACCTAATTGTCTAATTACGTCCGTCAACGGTATTTGTATAGGTGTATTATCCTTATCCATTAATTGTGATTCTAGAAAAAAATTCTCCTTACCAAATATATCCTGATACTGACTTATCAACGATAATCCTACAGATTTCCAGTCTGGTATAATTTGATTATTAATAACCAGTTTATCTGCTATTGAAGATCCTAGATGTCCAGAAATACCAATTAGGTTGCCGTCAGCAATTTCTTTTAGGCTCTCGGTATCAAGTCTAGGACGATGATAATAAAAATCCGGCCTGTTGGATTCCGAAACTAAACGAATGAGAGTTCTCCAACCTTTGAGATTTTTAGCCAAAATAAGAAAATGTGATAAATGCTTATTCTCTTTGGTTTTATTAGATGCTGAACCATCACACAGATAAATCTCACACCCTAATATTGGTTTAATACCGGCCTTTGTCATTTCTTTGTGAAATTTGATAGATCCGGCAATATTGCCATGATCGGTTAATGCACATGCTGATGCTCCAATTTCTAAACATCTGTCAACCATCTGAGATGGTTTTGATAGACCATCTAGTAGTGAGTACATAGAATGACAGTGTAGAGGATTATACTTTTTCATGTTGTACTACCAGGAGCTTTATATTTTCCAAATGCGTGGTTTTTAAATCTATACTCTTTCACCACCTCATCCATTCCTTTTATTTCTATGTCATGTTTAATTTGTTCGCATTTAGTCATCATATTATCTTTTTTACAAATTTGATTATCTCTATATTCTTTTATAGGCTGTATATCGGGACCTTCAAATGTGGTCTTCCCGAAGTGACACAGTTTACCACACATCCACGATTGATGCAATTTTGGTTTTCTTGTTTTTTTAATAATTTCGAATTTATTCTTTAGCATCTCCTCGGTTCTTTGAAGATCGCTTTTATCGAATATTATGCTAAATGGGCCACCATCATTGATAAAATAAATTGTTACTATAATATAATTATATTGCGGAAATAAATTACTGATAGCATAATGATATATCATCAGTTGTGGATCATTTTGTAATTTTTCTTGTGTCTTTTCTTGACCAGTTGCCCAATCTAGACGTCTACCAGTTTTCCAATCGACAATCTCAAGAGTATCATCGCTAACTTTGGTGATAAGGTCCACGGTTCCTTTTAGAGCCAAATGACCTTCAAGTATACCATCTTCCGTATCAAATTTATATTTAGACCAAGGTTTTTCTATTACCAAATCAAAATGTTGTTCAGGAGAGAGTATGTCTCTGTTTCTGGGATCAAACATACCGTTATTGTAATTGATTGCTTTATAAACCCAATCTCTACAATCTTTAAAGTCTTTTGCGGACCATTTGTGATGATTGAATTGTGATGTATAGTAAGCGTATGTCTTTTCTATCAGATCGTCAAGAATATAGTTGTTGACATCCACATTCCCGACAATATCATCAATAAAGTATTGACTTGCATTTTGTTGATTTTGTTTAATAATTGCCAACAACTCTAATACCTTATGGCAGATAGTTCCTTTGTCTGCTTTTTGATTTGATGGTCCGCGCCAACCAAGAACATATTCAATAAAATATTGTTGTTCACACATATTATGTGTGTTGAAAGAGCTACTTCTAAAATAGGTAATTATAATGATAGCATTCCTTTATTTACTAGGAAGTTACGAATATGTTGGTTTTGTTCTTCTATTGTCATATCTTGATTATTTATAACTAAATCAAAATTGTTTTCATCATAATTATTCTTATCAAGAGCCACCTCGCTACTATGATCCGAATTGAATGGGTTCCTATTTAGTTTTATGACTGAACCACCAGCATTTTTTATTGCGTCAATTTCGTTTGGAAATCTACAATCAGCTATAAGCGCTAAGTCTGGTTTTTCTGATATAATTTTTTTGATTGTCGCGTCAGCCCAAACATTGTTTTGCATGGTTCTGAATATGTCTGTTCCAACAAATTGCATAACCTCTCTGGCTGTTAATTGCTTACCATCCCAATAACAATTGACTAATTCATTTTTTTGAATATCTGTACCATAACATTGTTCATGACTTAATCCCAAAATATTCATACATATATCTTTTTTAAGAGGATCAGCAAAATTATATATGTTTACATATCCCAAACAATCCTTATGCCAGATATTAGCTATGAATTGTGAACATGTTGTTTTACCAGACTGCTTTCTTCCGGCAAATGCTATTATATGCATAATAAATTTTCTATCCTTTGTTTGATTTGTAAATTAATTTGCTCATGAGTCATATCCGCTATGTCATTACCTGTAATATTTATCTTATATATCTTATATGTATTTTTACATTTATCAGTAATCAGTTTGGCTGCTTTTTCACCAGCATCATCATTATCTGTAATAACCATCAGATTCATGGCACCAGACCCGTCTAATATAATTTTCTGTCTATCGCTAAGATTAGAACCGAACATAGCTACAGAATTATGGATCCCACACTCCTCTAATTTCCATACATTACCAGGGCTTTCGACCAAGATAGCAGTACTAGTTTCTGCTATATATTTTTTAGCGAACCAAAAATTATACAAATGATTTTGACTCTTAAATTGATAATTATGTTTCCATTTGGAAAATTTCCATCTATCTTCATCTGATGGGCATTCATTCATAGGATTATGAAAACTGCCACAAGATTCGCATTTGTCAAAAACACTTCTGCCTGTACACCCCACCATATATTTATAGCCATGATCATATATCGGCGCTACGGCTCTATTATACATTTCTTTATCTGGCTTATTACACAACCCAACATCGTAACGATCTAATATGTCTTTTGAAAAACCCCGATCAATAAAATAAGCTGACGGAATCACTAATGATTGCCGTATATTATGTCTACTAATTTTTGTTTGTATTATCTCATTAGAATCATTTGTAATATGTTTAATAACAGATGAAAATACTTTTTTATCTATATCACTTTTTGATAATTTGATATCATTTATATTTTGTCCAAGAAACGCCTCAATAAAATCCATCGTTTCTTTAAATGATACTGTCATATCTCCATTTTTAGCCCAATTATATTTTTTATTTGATAGTATGCCTCTAATTAATCCTATAATAGATGCTTTAAAGATCTTGTCGCAGTTATGAGTTCTGCATTTCCAGTTTCCCCTATAGAAATCTCCATTAGGATACAGGTTAAACGCACTTTTATTATCTCCATGATGTATTGGACAAATACCCACAAACATTTTACCATTATATTTAATATCTGATGATATATCTAGGTATTCGAATAATGATTCTATATTATCGCATAAATGATCACAGATCACCTTTAATTGGTTCTGATCATACGAATGGGATGTTTTTGTCTTCTGCATTGTCATCAATTGTGAAGTCATTAGGATTACTTTTCTTGATATTATTGGATATTTCTAATTTAGTTCTACCTTCTGTAATTTTTGCACACCAACCCTTCATATGGCAATTTATATAATCATTATCATCTAGACCACCACCGTGTCTACTAATAATTGGTATGAGCTTTCTATTTCCTTCAGATGGTCCGTCTTCTGCTATCTCCTCGTCTGATTTTCTTTTAAATATTGTGAAATTACTACACAGCCATATGATTCTATCAGATCCACTTGCTGTGTCGGTACTTTCTTTTGTTATTCCATCTCTATTTAACTGTACAAATCCCACTATTGGGACTTTATATCTGGTAGCAAAATTATGAAGAGCGGTCATCATAAAACCTAAAACTTGATATTCTTTGAGATCCTGACTCATTCCTTGACTATCCATAAGTTTTAGATAATCATAAAATATCACACATGGTTTTGCTGTGCCATCATCCTCAAGACCAACCTCTTTGACTATCCATCTTCTCATAATGGCTAGTTGTTCTTCGAACGCTTTACCAGCAATACTTTTATAGTAAATCTTACTTGTTTTTAAAGCATTAACAGCATTATTAATTTTTGTCTTCTTATCTTGCGAATCAGAAAATTTCCCCGTCTCAATGGTATTAATTTCTATTTCAGTTATCATAGCTAATAGCCTATTAATATGATCTTCTTTATTCATTTCAGTATCCATATTTAAAACAGGAATACCTAACTTAGAAATATTAAATCCCATATTATCAACCAATAGTGTTTTGCCTGTTTTCGGTCTTGCTGCAATTATATTAACAGTGCCTTTTCGTAAACCACCACCAATAGCCTGATCATATACAGGGAATCCAGTAGGGATGCCAACCTGATCAATAGGATTATCTATGAGATTCTGTATATATCCTTCTATATCTCCGCCGATACATACTGGTGCAGAGTCAGTGTCGTTGAGTAAAGACGTAAAATCAAATACGGTATCTTCTGCAATAGAAAGAATATTAGATATACTTTCTGATCCATTAACTTCTAATAGCTTATCTTTGGCTACTTCTAGCTGTTCATGTAATAATCTTGCTATTTGTAGCTTGCGAATTTTTGCAGCAAATCTACCTATATTTTCTTTATTAACCGGAAAATCTAGAATTGCTTTTAAATGTAATGTTTCTTCTTTTCTGGATAAAATATGAGATACGCCCAACTCTTGAGCAGCAGA